ATTGGTAAGAAGAATACCAATAAACGATTAGATAAAACCGCTATTGCGTGTGTAAAGGTAGATAACAGTAATGTGTGGTTTGTGGACAAGATTGAAACAGGTCGCTGGTCAACTGAAGACACAGCACTACGAATACTTAAAAACATACAAGAGTATCAGCCGCTGGCAGTAGGGATTGAGCGTGGTATCGCAAAGCAAGCGATTATGAGTCCACTGATGGACGCTATGCGAAGACTGAACTGTTACGCTCACATTGAAGAACTGACACACGGCAACAAGAAAAAAGTAGATAGGGTAACTTGGGCGCTTCAAGGTAACTTAGAGCATGGTAGAATTGTTCTAAACGATGAAGGTGATTTTGATTTGTTTGTCGATGAACTCCTAATGTTCCCCACACAGGGAGTACACGATGACACGGTGGATGCCTTAGCGTACATCGAACAGTTAGTCCGCCCCAACTTCGATGTTGATGATGGTGGTGATGAGTGGGAAACTTTAGATGTAATTTCGGGTTACTAATAGGAAGAAAAATGGCTGAAAATATGGACATGAACGAAGGTACGACGTGGGAAGAACCTTCTGAAGCGGATAAAGAGTTATCAGCGTTCGTTGTACAACACTGTGACCGCTGGCGTGATAGCCGTGACGAGAACTACTTAGAAGACTGGAAAGAATACGAGCGTATCTTCCGTGGTGTTTGGGCTTCTGAAGACCGTACTCGTGAGTCCGAGCGTAGTCGCTTAATCAGTCCCGCAACGCAGCAAGCAGTTGAGACTCGTCACGCTGAGATTATGGAAGCTATCTTCGGTAACGGAGAGTTCTTCGACATCAAAGACGACATCATGGACTACAACGGTAATCCAATGGATGTCCAAGCAATGCGTGCTTTACTGATGGAAGACTTAACTGCGAACAAGATTCGTAAGTCGGTAGACCAGATTGAACTGATGGCAGAGATTTATGGTACTGGTATCGGTGAGATTATGGTTAAAACCGAGACAGAGTATGTTCCGTCTACTCAGCCTATTCCGGGCAGTACGCAAGCTGCGTATGGAGTTACTGAGAAAGAATACTTCTGCGTTAAGATTAACCCTGTCAACCCTAAGAACTTCCTGATTGACCCTAATGCTACCTCGATTGAGGATGCGATGGGTGTGGCGATTGAGAAGTTTGTCTCTATCCACAAAGTGGTAGAAGGTATGGAAAGAGGTATCTATCGCAAGGTAGACATCGGACCTGCTGGCAACGATGACGACTTAGAAGTAACTCAAGAAGTAGTGCAGTATCAAGATGACAAGGTTAAACTCCTAACATACTACGGATTAGTCCCAAGAGAGTACCTAGAACAGCTTGAGAACGACGGAGACGAGGTAGTTGACCTGTTCCCTGAGTCTAGCACTGCAGACACCTACAGCGACCTCGTAGAGGCTATTGTGGTGATTGCTAATGATGGTTTACTGCTCAAGGCAGAGCGTAACCCCTACATGATGAAAGACCGTCCTGTAGTCGCTTACCAAGACGATACTGTTCCTAACCGCTTCTGGGGTCGTGGCACAGTAGAAAAAGCATACAATATGCAAAAGGCGATTGATGCACAGCTCCGCAGTCACTTAGACAGTTTGGCATTGACCACTGCTCCGATGATTGCAATGGATGCTACTCGTCTGCCTCGTGGTGCTAAGTTTGAAGTTCGTCCCGGCAAAGCAATCCTCACCAATGGTAATCCTGCTGAGATTATGATGCCATTCAAGTTTGGACAAACAAGCCCTGAGTCTGCTGCTACTGCAAGAGACTTTGAGCGTATGCTGCTCATGGCAACTGGTACTTTAGATAGCCAAGGCATGGTAACGCAAGCAACTCGTGATTCTTCGGGTGCTGGTATGTCGATGGCTGTTTCTGGCATCATCAAGAAGTACAAGCGTACCCTGACAAACTTCCAAGAAGATTTCATGGTCCCACTGATTAAGAAGGTTGCGTTCCGCTATATGCAATTTGACCCTGAGCGTTATCCTTCTGTAGACATGAAGTTCATTCCTACCGCCACACTCGGTATTATGGCTCGTGAATACGAACAGCAACAGCTTATTGGTCTATTACAGACGCTTGGACCTAATACTCCTGTGTTGCCAATCATCCTCAAAGGTATTATTGCTAACTCAAGCCTGTCAAATCGTGCTGAGATGGAAGCTGCTTTAGAGCAAATGAGTCAGCCTAACCCTGAAGCACAGCAATTACAACAAGCTCAGGCTCAATTAGCACTACAAACCCAGCAAGCTCAGATTAAACAGCTTGATGCTAGTGCTGCTAAAGACATGGCTGATGCTCAAAAGACCATGGTTGAGGCGCAATTAGCCCCACAAGAGGTAGAAGCGAAGGTTTTATCTGCTGTTTCTCGTAATTTACCAAGTCAAGACGATGAAGCGAACAGAGAATTTGATAGAAGGGTGAAAATTGCTGATTTGATGCTAAAAGAGGCAGACATTAAGAACAAATCGAAGATTGTAGAGTTGCAAATGTCTGAAAAAGCTGCTACAATAGGGAAGACAGAAGAAGATTTCCTTAATAACCTGACAGAGAAACTCTCAAGCAATGGCTAATATTAAAGAATACATTAAAAAAGTAATGGATGGCACTGTTTCTTTAGAGGAACAGCAAGCCGCCTTAGCTCAGGTTGAGAAAACCATCGTTGAGGCAAAACAACGCCGAGATGAGTCTGTTGGTCAAAAAGCAGACATGGTTGTACAAGCCTTAAAAACCATTGAGGCTAAACTTGAAGCTAAGTTAGCAGAACTAAACAATACTCCTGCGATGCAGGGTGTTGAAGGTCCTACTGGTCAAGCAGGTAAAGACGGAATAGACGGTAAAGACGGTCTTAATGGTGTTAGTGGTACAGATGGTAAAGACGGTGTTAACGGAGTTGATGGTAAAGACGGTATCTCTGTTGTTGACGCTAAGATTGACTTTGATGGTTCGTTAGTTGTTTACTTATCAAATGGTGCTGAGATTGATTGCGGTCAGATTTTACCACCAGAGGTAGCTCAAAACATTATCATCAGTAGCGGTGGTTCTGGCACATCACAGGTTGTTACCGATACGTTAGTTTCTTTACAGAACCAGATTAATACCTTAACTGGTATTGACGGCACATTAGGTACTATGGCACAGCAAGATGCTAGTGCAGTTGCCGTTACAGGTGGCTTGGTTAGCGGAACTCGTATTAACCCTAGAGTATTAGCATCAACCGCAAACTCTGCTACACCTACGTTAAATACCGATTTATATGACATGATGGTAATTACAGGGCAATCTGTAGCCATTACATCATTTACTACAAATTTAACTGGTACACCTGTAAACGGGCAAAAGTTGTGGATTTCAATTACAGGAACAGGTGCTGTTGCTATTACTTGGGGCGCATCTTTTGAATCATCTACAGTAACCTTACCAAGCACTACAGTAAACACAAACAGATTAGACATTGGTTTTATTTATAATGTTGCCAATTCAGATTGGCGTTGCGTAGCGGTGGCGTAATGATAAAAATTGACTTTGTTATTGAGCAAAATGGTGAAAGATTTGCCGATGCTTTGCACCTAGAAGATAACCACACATTTACTGATGAACAAATTGAAGCAATGAAACAAGCTCGATTTGATAATTGGTACACCTTGATTAATACACCAACCGAAGAAGTGCCACAAGGTGAATAATGGCAACTAGATACTGGGTAGGCGGTAATGGAACTTGGACAAGTTCAAACACAGCTAACTGGTCAGCTTCATCAGGTGGTACTGGTGGTGCGTCTGCTCCTACTTTTAATGATGATGTCATATTTGACAATTTATCTAATACAGGAACTTCACCGTTTACTGTAACTGTTTCGACAGGTGCAAATTGTAGAGATTTGAGTTTTGGGTCGGGAGCAACAGCCCTTGATGCCGTAATGACATTGACTGGTATTTCTTCAATGTCTATTGCTGGTAGTTTGACTTTAGTTTCTACAAATTTAACAGTTAGCTATACTGGCACTATATCTTTTACAGCAAGTACTGCAGGTAAAACCATTACTACCGCAGGTAAAACATTAGCTGCAATCGCTTTCAATGGAACGGGCGGTGAATGGACTTTACAAGACGCTTACAATGGTACAGGAGCGATTACAGTAACTAGAGGAAGTTTTAATTCCAACGGAATGGCGGTTACTTGTAGTTCTATGAGTTCTAACAATGTTAATACAAGAGCAATTACACTTGGAACTTCTACCGTTTCGTTAACTGGTACAGGAACTATTTTTAATATACAAAATCTTACTGGACTAACATTTAGTGCCGCATCTTCAACAATTAATTTCACAAGTACCTCAACTACAGCTAGAACTTTTACTCTTGGCTCTACTACTGGTCTAGTATTTGGAACTATAGGAATTAATGGGTCAACCAGTACCAGCAGTACAAGTTTTAACTACGGCAGCATGACCGTTAATACTCTTTCTAGCAATAAAACAGTAGCGCACACTATTAATTTCTCTTTTTCAGGAACAGCATTTAATGTCACTAATTTTAATATTAGTGGAAGGGCTGGAAACTTAGTAACTATTAATTCAACTTTTCCACCTACTGCGGGTACTATAAGCAAATCTAGTGGAATTGTAAGTTCTGATTTTTTAAGTCTTCAAAATAGCAATGCTACAGGTGGTGCTACATGGTATGCAGGGGCAAATTCAACCAACGTCAGCAACAATACAGGATGGATATTTACTGCCCCACCTGCCGCTACAGGCAATACTTCGAGCTTTTTTTTACTGTTTAATTAAAAAATAACTTGACTTTTTAACAAAAGTGTGGTATTATTGCAACAAAATAAGTAAGTAAGTACTCACTTCTCCAATAGGACAAAGAAGAATGATAGACAAAAAACTACAAAGTTATTACGAAAACCGCTTTTCAATGATGTCAACTGAAGGGTGGCAAGATTTAATGGAAGATGCCCAAGAAATGTTTAATTCGTTAAACCATGTGCTATCAATCCAAAGTGAAGCGGATTTAATGGTAAAGAAGGGACAACTGGACTTGCTTCAGTGGCTCATTACTTTGAAACCTGCTTCAGAACAGGCTTACGAGTCTCTCATTAACGACTCTGCGGGAGCAGCTCAGAATGAGTAGACGGATGTACGATTTCCAGTGTGAAGCTGGACATATTACAGAAGGTTTTGTTGATTATGAGACAGCAACAATCGCCTGTAATTGTGGGAATGTAGCTAATCGAATTATCTCACCCGTGAGAATTAGTTTAGATGGTACAGACCCAACTTACGTGGCTGCCTACGATAGATGGGCGAAAAGACACGAAGACAAGCAGAAGCAAGAAGCAAAGCAAAACGCCTAAGATACCTTTATCGGGAGATAAAGCCTTAGATTACAAATCCTAAAATCACTTGATTCGGTGACAGGAGACTTTAAATGGCAGCAAACTTTATTCAAGAAGAAGAACTGTTTAACGGCAGTGAGCAAGAAGAAGTACAAGACGTTACAACCCCAGTACCTGATTCTACATCGGCAGATACTACTGAAGCGGTTGATGTCCGTGAACCCGTAGAAGAATTACCAGAGAAGTATCGTGGTAAGTCCGCTATTGAGATTGCTAAGATGCACCAAGAGGCTGAAAAGTTGATTGGACGACAAGCAAACGAAGTTCACGAAGTACGAAGTCTTGCAGACCAACTGTTAAAACAACAACTCGACTCTAAGGCTAAGGAAGCGAAGCCTATTGAAGAATCGCTCGAAGAAGACTTTTTTGCAGACCCAGCTAGTGCGGTCAACAGACAAGTAGAGAAGCATCCTGCAGTTCTTGAAGCACAACGATTTGCAGCAGAAATGCGACACGCTCAAACAGCCCAAAAACTTGCTGAGCGACATCCCGGATATAGAGAGCTTGCCATAAGCGAGCCTTTTGTAGAGTGGATTAAAGCATCTCCTGTTCGCATGAGTTTATATACTAAAGCTGAAACTGAATTAGATTATGATTCTGCTAATGAACTTCTTACAACTTATAAAGAGTTAAAACAAATTCATCAAGCAACACAGAATCAACAAGCTAATAAAGAAGAAGCCAAGGCTCAAGAACAGGCAATGAAGGCAGCTACAGTCGATGTTGGTGGTGCTGGTGAAACCAGTAGAAAAGTATATCGTAGAGCAGACCTTATTAAACTGAGAATGACCGACCCTGACCGTTATATGCAAATGTCTGATGAAATCATGCAAGCATACAGCGAAGGGCGAGTTAAGTAATTTTAGAATTTCTAATTAAAGGAAAAATATCATGGCATTAGTAGGCGCAGCATATCCGGGTGGTTCAACATCCGTAGTAACAAAAGCAAACGCAGACAAGTTCATTCCAGAAATCTGGTCTGATGAAGTTATCGCTGCTTACAAGAAAAACCTAGTATTGGCTAACCTTGTTCGCAAAATGTCTTTCAAAGGCAAAAAAGGCGATACACTGCACATCCCTAAACCAACTCGTGGTGTAGCTACTGCTAAAGCAGCTAACACTGCAGTTACCGTTCAAGCTGATACTGAGAGCGAAGTATTGGTTGCAGTTGACCAACACTTTGAGTACTCACGTTTCATCGAGGACATCACAGAAGTTCAATCATTGGCTTCCCTACGTTCTTTCTACACAGAAGACGCTGGTTACGCTTTGGCTAAGAAAGTTGATGACTTGTTAATCGCTGGTGGTAAGTCTTATGGCGATGGCGATGCGTCTGACTGGGTTCACAGCAATGCTTACTTTATCGATGCAACCACAGGTTTGACACTGTATGCTCTTGACACTGTAACCACTTCTGACTTGTTCACTGACGCTGGTTTCCGTAAGCTAATCCAGTTGATGGATGACGCTGATGTTCCAATGGATGGTCGTAAGTTTGCAATTCCTCCATCACTGCGTAATGCAATTATGGGCGTTGACCGCTACAATTCTAGCGACTTCGTCGATGGTCGTGGCGTAAACAATGGTCAAATCGGTAAGTTGTATGGCATTGATGTTTATGTATCAAGCAATATGCCTGTTATCGAAACAGCCGCTGATAACTCAGTTGGTGACGCAATCAAAGCTGCACTCTTGTTCCACACAGACACAACCGTGTTTGCAGAGCAACTTGGTGTTCGCTCACAAGTACAGTACAAGCAAGAGTATCTGTCTACACTTTACACTGCTGACACATTGTTCGGCACTAAAGTTGTACGTCCAGAAGCTGGTTTCGTATTGGCTGTAAACGCCTAGTAGTAAACTCTCCCCTGTCCTATCTTACTTTGGACGGGGGAGTTTGTTTTAGTGTATTCATAGAGTGTATTAAAACAAACCTATTATACGAAAGTTAACCCATGACTGATATTGACCCAGTAGAGTACGGTAAGTTAGTTAACTCCGTAGAGAACCTCGAGCGTAAAGTAGACGCTATGGAAGTAGACATTAAGAAGTTAGTGGCTATGGCAGAGCGTAGTAAAGGTTCTCTGTGGGCATTGATGGGTGTTGCTTCAGTTGCTGGTGCGGTTATCAGTTACATGACTGAAATGGTATTTAGAAAGTAAACTATGAGACCACATTCCATTGGTAAGAACTTAACAGCGAATACGCTGACTACGTTATTTACTGTGCCAACGAGAAACATGGCTATTACGCATGATATTTTAATGACCAATAGAGGTGCTGGTAATAAACACATTTCTATTTATTGGTACGACAAAAGCACAAACACGAGCATTGAAGTAGTCCATGAAAGAACTATATCTGCTAAGACTTCCGCTGTTATTGATAGTGCTTTTTCTTTTGTAATGGATGAAGAAGATGAACTTCGTGCTGTGTCTGAAACAGGCTCAACCATGACAGTTGT